TTTGTCATGACCACACAAGCCATCACGACCGAAATTCAAAAACTTGCACCAAGTGCGGTCATCGAGCTGTTTGTTCTGGACTTGAGTCTCTTCAACGAAGGGGTTGTGCGCTTTCATGCGGGCACAAATGAGTTGCGCAGACAGGTGGTCTGGCAAGGCAATGCCTACGAGCCGTTTCCGATTCAGGCCGAGGGCTTTGAGTTCAACGGCAATGGGCAAGTGCCAAGGCCAAAGCTCAAAGTGGCCAACGTCACTGGCAGTATCACGGCCTTGATCTTGTCGTATCAAGACCTGGTGGGAGCCAAGATCACTCGCAAGCGCACCTTGGTCAAGTATCTGGACGGGGTGAACTTTGCCAGCGGCACCAACTCAACGGCGGATCCAAGTGCGGAGTTTGCGGATGACGTTTATTACATCGATCGCAAGTCTCGCGAAACGCGTGATGTGGTCGAGTTCGAACTGGCAGCATCTTTTGATCTTGAGGGTGTGTCGTTGCCGCGCAGACAGATTGTGCAAAACGTATGCCCTTGGGGCTATCGAAGCTCAGAGTGTGGCTACACGGGCACGGCGTATTTCAACGCCAATGATGTGTCCGTTTCTTTGAAATCTCAAGACGCCTGTGGCAAGCGACTGAGTTCTTGCCAAAAGCGATTTGGCTCCAATGCGGAGCTTCCCTTTGGCGGGTTTCCCGCTGCTGGATTGATACGGTGATGTTTGCTGATGCTTGAAACCAATAAACAACTGGCTCTTGAGCATGCAGCGCGTGAATTTCCACGCGAGTCATGCGGCTTGCTCGTCATCCGCAAAGGCAAGGAGAGCTACGTTGCGTGTCAGAACATTGGCGTGGGGACTGATCAATTTGTGATTGACCCTGTGGACTATGCCAAAGCAGACAAGCGTGGGCAGATTGTTGGGGTAGTTCACTCGCACCCCAACATGCCTGCGACACCAAGCCAAGCGGATCGTGTGGCCTGTGAGGCCAGTGGTATTCCTTGGTTCATCGTCTCCTATCCCAATGGGATGTGGGAAGAGATCGAGCCGCAGGGGTATGTAGCTGCGCTTGTTGGCCGTGAATGGTCACACGGCGTTTTGGACTGCTACTCGCTGATCCGAGATTGGTACGCCCAAGAGATGAATCTCGACTTGCCCGATTACCAACGCTTTGATGAGTGGTGGAAGCGTGGCGAAAACCTCTACCTCGACAACTTTGCACATGCGGGCTTCGGCGTCGCCAGTTCAGATGGTTTAAGCGAAGGCGATGTCTTGCTGATGCAGGTGAACTCGGATGTTCCGAATCATGCGGCCATCTACTTGGGCGACGAACTCATCTTGCATCACCTGCAAGGCCGGTTATCTAGCCGCGATGTTTATGGCGGCTATTGGCAAAAGATCACAACACACATTCTTAGACATCAGTCACAACGGTAATGGCAACCATCATTCTTCTCGGCGACCTAGGGCGACAGTTCGGTCGCAGACACAAGATGGTGGTGGCTAGCGCTGCTGAGGCTGTGCGTGCATTGAGTGCGAACTTCCCAACCTTTGAGCGTGAGTTGGTGAGCTCTGGAGAACGCGGGGTTGGCTACAAAGTCCTGGTTGGCCGAGATGAACTCAATCTTGAGCGTTTGGATGAACCTAGTGGTCAGCAACGCATCACGATTGCGCCCGTCATCTCGGGTGCGGGTGGTAATGGACTTGGGCAAATCATCCTTGGCGCTGCATTGATTGCCGTTGCTTGGTGGAACCCCATGGGATGGGCTGCGGCAGGAAGTTTCTTGTCGCAAGCCACGCTGTACTCGGTGGGCACATCCATGATTCTTGGCGGTGTGGCTCAGATGATCGCTCCAACGCCTAAATCCTCAGACCCTTCAGAGCGGCCAGAGAACAAACCCAGCTATGCATTCAATGGTGCAGTCAACACGACTGTGCAAGGTCAGCCTGTCCCAGTGGGCTACGGACGCTTGATTGTGGGATCCGCTGTCATCAGCGCTGGCATTGATGTGGACGAGGTGCCTGTATGACAGAGCCTATGGCCGACTCTATGAATCAAGCTCAACTCATTATTGGTGCAGGCGGTGGTGGCAAAGGTGGCGGTGGTAGTGCTCGAGTTGCACAAGAAGCCCCCGATAGTCTGCGCTCCAAAGCCTTCGCCCGCGTGGTGGACTTGGTGTGCGAGGGTGAAATCCAAGGGCTAGCCAATGGCCTGAAGTCGGTCTATCTGGATGACACGGCCATCCAAAACGCCGATGGCACCTACAACTTCGCTGGCATAACGCTCGAGACCCGCAACGGCACACAACAGCAAAGTTACATCCCCGGTTTCTCATCTGTTGAGAACGAGGTGGCTGTGGGTGTTGAGTGCAAGTTCAATCAACCCGTTGTTCGCGCCATCACCGATCCGGATGTGGATGCTGTTCGCATCAAGATCAGTTTTCCGGCGCTGACCTATCAAGACGCGACCAATGGTGACTTGAGTGGCACAACGGTGGACTTTGCGATCGATGTGCAAAGCAACGGTGGTGGCTACGCGCAGGTGGTGGCTGACTCGGTCTCGGGTAAAACCACCACAAAGTATCAGCGCAGTTACTACATCCCCCTCAATGGTCCTGCACCATGGGATGTGCGTTTGCGTCGCATCACAGAGGATTCCACCAAGACCAACATCCAGAACAAGACGTTTTTGGAGTCGTACACCGAAGTCATTGAGAGCAAGCTGCGCTACCCCAACAGCGCCTTGATGGCCCTGCGTGTGGATGCCTCTCAGTTCAGCTCCATCCCCAAGCGCAGCTACGACCTGAAGTTGCTTCGGGTGCGCATACCGTCTAACTACTTTCCTGAAACGCGCTCATATTCGGGAGTGTGGGATGGCACGTTCAAAGTCGCATGGACGGACAACCCAGCATGGTGCTTCTACGATTTGGTGACAAGCACTCGTTATGGCTTGGGTAACTACATTCCAGAAGCACAGGTCGACAAATGGGCCCTGTATCGCGTGGCTCGTTATTGCGATGAATTGGTGCCCAACGGGTTAGGAAGCTACGAGCCTCGGTTCACCTGCAACCTGTACCTGCAGACAAGAGAGCAGGCGTACAAGGTCGTGCAAGACATGGCCTCGATCTTCAGGGGCATGGCGTATTGGTCAGGTGGTGCCATCACCGTGACCCAAGATGCACCGCAAGATGCGGTCTATCAATTCACGGCTGCCAACGTCATCGATGGGGACTTCTCGTATCAAGGCTCGTCTGCCAAAGCGCGTCACACCGTGGCGTTGGTGAGTTGGATTGACCCGGACGACTTCTACCGTCAGAAGGTGGAATACGTTGAGGATGTCGACGGCATTGCCCGCTACGGTGTGGTGCAAGCTGATGTTGTGGCCATGGGATGCACTTCCCGAGGTCAGGCTAACCGAGTTGGTAAGTGGTTGCTCTATTCAGAGCAGTCCGAGTCGGAAATCATCACGTTTCGCACGGGGCTTGAAGGTGCGGTGGTTCGCCCTGGTGACGTCATCAAAGTGGCTGACGCAAGCCGTGGTGGATTACGACTCGGTGGGCGAATTGCAGCGGCCACAACTGTGACTGTGACGCTCGACCAAGATCCACCTGCGGGTTCTTGGCGGATTTCAGTCATCACACCAGCTGGTTTGGTGGAAGAGCGCCAGGTCGGATCTTTCAGCGGTCGAACGCTAGGTGTGACCAGTGCTTTTTCAGCGGCACCTCAAGCGGGGGCGATTTGGGTCTTGGCCTCCAGTCAGGTCGAGGCACAACTCTTCCGGGTGGTGCAAGTTGCTGAGAGTGAGCCGGGCATCCATGAAGTGACAGCCCTTGCACACAACCCAAGCAAGTACGCTGCGATTGAGCAGGGCTTGGCGCTGCAACCTCGTGACATCACGGTGCTGTCGACCACCCCTGCAACGCCAGCAGGCTTGAAGGTGTCTGAGAGCCTGTATCGGGTCAAGGATCAAGCGCTCGTTTTGATTCAGGTTGCGTGGGAGCAGGTCTTTGGAGCACTTGAGTATCAGGTGAGCTATCGGGTCAATGGCGGTAACACCGTCACCTTGCCTCGGGTGTCCACCAGTTATCTGGAAATTCGCAATGCCGAAACTGGAGACTATGTCTTCACGGTCAAAGCTGTTGGCGTTTCAGGAAAGCTCAGCAATGGCGCAACGCTTGGTCAAACCATCCTTGGCAAATTGCAGCCCCCCGACGATGTGCAAGATTTCCTTGTGTATCGCAGAACGACTGACTTGCTCCTCAAGTGGGCAGCCAACACAGATGCTGACTTGGC